CGGGGGATGTGCAATCGGCGCTGGAATCCATCGGGCTGGAAGCGGAGGTCCTGGAGAAGGCGTACCAGGAATTAGCGGACATCGGCATCAAGCAAGCCGCTGAAGGGTTTGACCTGTTAGAGGAAAAAATCCGCGCCTGGGGTGAAGAATCCGGCAAGAGTGTGGATGGGTTTATTGCCAAGCTGGGTGACCTAAAGACGGCGAATGATGAAGTGATTGCCAGCCAGGAGCGGCAAGCTGAAGCCACCAAAGTCGCGGCCCAGGCCCAGCGAGATGCCGAACGTGCTGTTGCAACAGCGGCACAGCAAACCCACCAGGCAGCCACGGCAGCGGCCCAGGCTGCCGATCAGCCATTACCGCGACCGCCCGTCAGCGTGTCGGATGCACAAACGATTGCCGCCCAGCGGTCAGCCAGGCAGCAGACATTCGGGCTGGCGCAGAGTACGGCTGAAGCCGAACTCGCCAAGGCCATGACCCAGATTCGTTCCATGAGCGCAGCCCAGCGGATGCAATTTGCTGAAGGCACGTTGGGCGGCGTGAGCTTCGGGCAGGGCTTTGACTTCGGGTTCCAGCGTGGCGGCGCATTTACCGTGCCTGGATCTGGTGGCCCTGATTCGCAGTTGGTGTCGTTTGCAGCAACCCCAGGGGAACGGGTGAGCGTCACACGGCCTGGGCAAGCGGGCAGCGGTGTACAGCAGACCATTATCGTGCAGGGCAGCGTCATCAGCGAACGGCAATTACAAACGCTAGCGGTCAATGCCATGCGTAACGCCACACGCTTAAATGACGGCGTGCTGAACGTCAACTCGGTGGTGGCGTAATGGCAACGATGGGGATCGAGTACACCGTAGAGGTCGCGTGGGGCGGCTCGGTTGAAGGCCTGTTTCGCATTGGGGTCAGTACGATTGGCGGCACTGATGTCATTAGTGGCTGGCCTGCGGATGCGGGCTTTGAGGACGTGACCGAGGATTGCCAGGCGTTCACCCTAACCCGTGGCCGCAGTGATGACCTGGGCCAGTTGATGGCCGGAATCGCTATGGTGGAGCTTCGGGACCAGAGTGGGAAATATAACCCCGTCAATGCGTCCAGCAGCCTGTACCCGAACGTGAAGCCCATGCGGGCCATCCGCATTAAGGCCACGTATGACGGCACCACGTACGGGCTGTTTTATGGGTTCCTGCAATCCATTCATTCACAGTCGCATCCGAGCTTTCCACGTACGACGCTGGACTGCGCCGACTTGTTTGCATGGCTATCGCAGCGGAAGCCGACCATCAGCGCCCTGGGCAGCACCACGACAGGGGCCGCCATCAAGGCGGTACTGGATGAGATTGGATGGCCTGGTAGCCTACGATCCCTGGATGATGGTGACACCATCCCAGACTTCAGCGCCGATGGCAGCAGCACCAGTCTTGAGCTTATCAATGGCTTGCTGGAAGCCGAGATGGGGGTGTTTTACATCAATGGCTCAGGCGTTGCCACCTTTGAGCATCGCAACGCACGCTTCGCCTCCAGCACCAGCAGCAGCACCATCACCGGATCGGCGAACACGCTGATGCGCTGGGATAGCAGCAATGATATCGCCACGGTATTTAATGCGGCCTCGGTGACCCGTGACGGCGGCAGCGCCCAGAGTGCCAGTGATACCGACAGCATCAATGCGTTTGGGCAGCGGGACATGGGTGACATTACCACCGCGTATCTCGCCAGCGATGCCGACGCCCTTGCCAGGGCAAAACTACGGGTGGCGCGGTTCAAAGACCCGAAGACCCCAGCCAGTGCCAGCTTTATCTCGGCGGCCAGCACCACGGCTGACCTGCTGGCCCGTGACCTCAATGACCGCGTAACCATTACTGAAACGTTTGGTGGAACATCGGCCAAACAGTATTTTATTGAGCAGGTCAACCATGCCACCGACGTGGGGGGCGGCTCACGCTTGCGAACAGATTGGCTCTTGAGTGAGGTGCCAAGCACAGGGCCATTTATTATCGGTGTTACAGGCATCGGCGAAGGATATATAGGAGCATAAACAATGGCAGTATCTGAAACATGGACCGACCCCGACAGCCTGGACCGCAGCACGGGTGACGTGCTGACCGAGACGATCTGGGATCAACTTATCAGTAACCAGGCGTGGCAGTCTGGACAAACCAGTACGGGGCATATCCAGGACGTACGGCTGGGCATACCGGTGGACAACAGCACGGGCGGCAGCCTGGCGGCGGGAACGCTGGTCTATATCTCAGGGTATGACGCATCAACGGGCGCCCCGCAGGTCACGAAGGCCGACGCTGACAGCCGCATGGCTGAATATGTGTTGCAGGCCGCAATCGCCGATGGTGCGGCGGGGTATGCCTTTCGCGGGTACACGCTGGGTTCGCAGGACACGTCCGGCTCAAGTGTTGGCGATCCTGTATATCTGTCAGCCACGGCTGGCGGCTGGACGGCAACCGCTCCAACGGGGGCGGCCCAGCTACAGCAGAAGGTGGGCGTGGTAGTCACCAGTCATGCCAGTACCGGCACCGTCATGCTGCTGCTCCCTGGCGAAATGCTTAAGATTGGCAGCGGTCACATCCAGGCCAAATCCATCGGGTTATCCGCATTGGCTGATGGCACAGACGGTGAGCTAATTACGTGGTCTGCCGCAGGCACGGCTGCTGCGGTCGCCACGGGAACAGCAACTCACGTTTTGACCAGCAACGGAGCCGGAGCCGCACCAACGTTTCAAGCCGCAACTGGTGGTGGGTTTACCCAGAAGATTGTGAACGTATCGTATTTCGGCATGACAGGAAATGGCTCCAGTGGTGGAGCTATCGCCAATAACGATGCGTTCTACATGCCGATTGACGTCATGGGCGATATGACCATCACCAAGATTAGCTTCTACATTCAAACCAGCAGCGGAAATCTCGACGTCGGGTTATATAACTCGTCCGGCACCAAGCTCGTGTCGTCTGGCTCGACCTCGAGTCCGGGGACTGGCGTCCGAACGTTTACCGTGGCGTCAACGGACATATCCGCAGGGCAGCATTATCTGGCGCTCGCTGTTGATAATACGACGTTCAAATGGGGCCAAACCACCGGCGCCGACACGATGGCAACCCGCATGATGCAACGAGAAACATCGGATTTCCCACTACCGTCTAGCTTTACGGTCGGGGCGTGGCCGACGTCGTTGTCGTCAGCCGTTGGCCCACCAGCGATGACACTTTCATAAGGAGCAGAACATTGGCACAAACAACCACGGTAAGCAGCGACGGGCAAATGTTGAAGATTACGTTGGCAGACACTGAAGCTTCGCCGCCATACGAAACCATCATCCTGCTGGAAATTCAGGAGACGGAAGGCTTGAACGATAGCGAACTGGATCGACTGGTGAACCAAAAGATTGACCAGAAAAATAAGGAACTTGTGATGACCGCCGATGATCGGGTGGCCGCTGAAGTGTCCCGAGTGAATGCGATCCTTGCATGAACGGTGCCGAGCGTGAAGAACTCCGAGCGTTAACCCGTCAGCTTGCCGATTTTCAAGTCGAGGTCACTCGACAGATTGTGCCGAGAACGGAGATAGACGCGATGGAGGAATCATTGCGCAACAGGATTTATGCGGCTGAAAACAAGGCCATGCGATGGGCGATAAGCCTGGGGGTTCTGAACCTGGGGGGCTGGGCCTCATTGATCTGGATGATGGCGCAGTGAGTCTCAAATGCCGCGAATGCGGCGTGACGCGCCAGACCGTCACCGAAGCCCGACGGCAGGGGTGGTGTCGGCATACGTTCGAGCAGCGGCGCACCGTGCAATGGTCGTGTCCGAAGTGCCAGCAAGAACAGACCAGGCGGGCGCTGGTGCGTGATCCCGACAAGCGGTTTAATGTTTATCTAGGAACCAACACATGAAACTTGTATTGCCATGCCCAGCGGATTCGTTTTGGATATCGCAACGCTGGGGTGAGAACCCAAACGTCTATGCAAGATGGGGCTATGTGGACGGGCATAACGGGTGGGACTTTGCGTATCCATCCGGCACGCCCGTGTTCACGGTGGCTGATGGGAAGGTGACCGTGGTGGGCTGGGATGAGCATGGCTATGGCTTGTGGGTGGAAGTCGCCCATGACTTTGGCCGCAGTCGCTACGCTCACGGCGTCCCAGGGACCGCAAGCGTGGCCGTCGGGGATGACATCACGGCTGGCACCCAGATTATGCAGGGCGGCACCAGTGGCTTCTCCACCGGCCCGCATCTGCACTTTGAAATTCGAGTCAGTGACCAGCCGGAACGCTATGGCGTGTCATATCAGGCAACACGCTGGGGCAGCTTTTGTATTGACCCAGGGCCATTTATGCCAGCGCCGCATGGCGCAGGCCGAGACATAGGAGATGACAACGTGGACGAACGAGTGAGCAAGCTGGAAGCCGAGCTACGCAGTGAACGCGCCCGAGCCGAGTTGAACTACACCAAAATGATTGATGCGATGGGCGATCTTGGCTTCACGGTCAGGGCCATGAATCGTGCTGGCGAAGGCATTCCGAGCGATGACCGCCCGAAGCTCGCAGAATTGAACGAGAAGTGGGCTGGAAAGATTTAGGGGTACGAATACCCCAACAGCGTATAAAATCGCCTCTATGGGGCGTACAGAGGCCGTAGGAGGCTAAACAATGAATATCCCACCACGTCTACAGAGCCGAAAGCTGTGGGTGGCCGCCGTTGGGCTGGTTGTCCAGGTGCTGGCTGTCTGGATCTCACCAGAGCAAGCGCAGCAAATCGGGCAGAATTTGATGGTCATCGTGTCGGCGTATTTGGTAGGACAGGGCGTTGCCGATAGTGGTCACGGCAAGAAAAAGTAGCGCCATCGTTCTGCTCGCAGTACTGGCGGTGACTTATGCCACCTACTACCGACGACGACAACAACCACAACCATTCAGACGCCCACCATATGAGGCGCTTATCGCCTAGCGAGATTCGCTTTGTCGGTACGGTGCGGCAATTCCGCATCTTGTTGCACTTGCAATGCCTGGTATTGGAAGGCCGATTGGGTGGGCCATATGATGGTGAGGCGTACCAGCCTGACCGATGATGAACGAGTGGGGCTGGCCGTGTTCCTTCTCGTGCTATTCCTGCTGCTGGTGTTTGCTGGCCCACCGCCAGCCGTTTCACGTTAGAATGGGGCCGTGGTCTGCATTGCCATGCGTCCCACACTATCAACGGGCTGGCCCTCTGCTTCGGCAGGGGGTTCGGCTTTTCTGGCCCCAGAGCAGTTGACACCATGCAAACCCCATCGGTATGATGGGCATACGTTGTTAGTTTGGAAAGGACCACGCGATGTCGAGCGTCATGCTTCACCACGACAGAATCTGGAATGATGACGAGAGGGAATTTGACCTCGCTCCCTACGTCTTCGATATCTCGCAGCACGACACCTTCGCCGTGCTACGCATCACCACCGGCTTTACGGATGTGTCGGTGATGTCGGTGACCGCAAAGGATCTTCGGGCCTGCCGCGATGCCATCAACAGTTACCTGGGCGAGCAGCCCCAATATGTCTGCGATGGGTGTGGCGATCTCTATGAACCGAGCCGCAAGCCCAACCCTGACCGCCTGCAGTATTGCGACACATGCCGAGAGGACGGGACGGCTGAACGTCTCCTCCGAAAGCGCGGCCAGCGGGCGAGACAAGAGGACACCCATGAGTAGCCTGAGCAAGCAGCGGCAAGCGCGTGACCGTAAAGAAGCCCGCATCCTTGCCCATTGCAAAAAGCTGCTGCAACGGTATGCGTGTGATGCCCAGACCATCGCGGCCCAGTGTCACTTGGCGGGGATTGATGGTGTGGAACCTGGAGACGTTCGCAATGTAATGAAGACGCCCGAAGCGTTGCAGGCATTTGATCGTGTGCGGTCACCGATTGGCCGAATCGAATGGGTATGCAAGGGCCAGAGAGGATTTGGATGGCGATGAAGGATTCGATATTTGAACACTTGATGACGGTGCCGGTGCGAAAGCGCCCGCGCACCTATCGGGTGGCATTGTTCGGAATTGTGGGTGAAGGCACCTGGGTCGAGTGGGCCGAAGACTTCCTGGCAACTCTGGCCCTGCTCGTATTGTTGGGCATGGGCATGTTGTACTGGGTGGCGGCATCGTGAAGAACACGCCGTACTTTAAGATCACCCAGATTGCAGATCGGTATAGCCTCACCCGTCAGGCCGTCTACAAGTGGATCAGGTTAGGCAAGCTCCGCAAGCCCCGCATCCATCCTGTTGATGGGGCCAGGTATTGGCTGGAGTCTGACCTGCCGCCGCTGGGTGTAAAATCAAAACACGTTAGATAGGAGTTGATTATGGAACGCATGGCATGGCTTGAAGCCCGCAAGCTATATATCGGGGCTTCGGATATCGCGAAGCTGACCGGCGCAGCCCCAGCCTCGTGGGGTGGCCCGTTTAGTGTCTGGGCCGACAAGATGCAGCCGGTGACTGAAGATGAGGTCAATGATCTGTTCTACTGGGGGAACCGGCTGGAACCGCTGATTGCGGCCAGGTACGGCGAACTCCATGAGTGCAAGGTGGCCGCCTTCGCTGAAGATTATGTGACCCCGTGGCCGCATCCTGAGATTCACCACGTGGCCGCGACACCGGATTACCTGGTCGGTGATATGACCGCCGTGAAGGATGTGGCGCTGATCGAGTGCAAGAACGTCTCGGCGTGGATGTCCGATGAATGGGGGCCGTCCGGCAGTGAGGCCGAAGGCAACATTCCAGAACACTACCTGCAACAGGTCTGGTGGCAACTCGGCTGCGTCGGTGCGCCGGAAGCCGTGATCTGCGCCCTGATCGGGGGCAATGATTGGCGGCAGTACCAGGTCAGTCCGAACCCCGACTGGTTCGAGGAATGGGCGGCGTATGCCGATGCCTGGTTCATGCAATATGTTCACGGGGATGATGTCCCGCTGCCCGATCAACGGTCAGACATTGTTCTGGGGCTGCCACCCGAGCAGGGGTTAATCCTGACCGCTGACGATCACCTGGAGATGGTGCTGGATGAGCGGGGGGCATGGAAGAGCCAGGAGCAAGAGGCCAGCCACATGGTCAAGCGGCTGGATGCCCAGATCGTGCAGGCAATGGGCGACACCTATGAGCAGATCAACCGGCGTGATGGCACCGTGGCAGCGACACACCGTGTGGGCAAGACCGGCAAGCGCCGCCTGGTGGTAAAGGTGGCACCGTGAATGTCCTGGCTATATGTTCCGGCATCGGAGGCATTGAACTCGGACTCAAACTTGCCGAACCCAGCGCTCGCACAGTCTGTTATGTGGAGAGGGAAGCCTATCCGCTCGCTGTCACACTCGCCCGTGTTCGCGACGGTGTTCTTGACGATGCACCAATCTGGACTGACCTCAAAACCTTCGACGGCAAGCCGTGGCGTGGCGTTGTGGATTGCATCACTGGCGGCTACCCGTGCCAGCCATTCTCCTACGCGGGCCGTCGAAAAGGGGAGGACGATCCCCGACACCTCTGGCCCGATATCCGGCGAATCATTTCTGAAATCCAACCACGATTCTGCTTCTTTGAAAACGTGGCTGGACACCTTTCGCTTGGTTTTGAATCAGTATGGCGAGACCTTCGCGATATGGGCTACACGGTTGAAGCAGGACTCTTTACGGCGGCAGAAGTTGGCGCCCCACATAAGCGGCAGCGGCTCTTTATCCTGGCGCACACCAACCGACGAGAGCAAGCATGGCGGGACATCGAACCCAATCGACATAAAACGCAAAGGCCAGACGGTCCACCTTGGGGATCAGGCGAGTCATTGGCCCACACCGACAAAGAGCGACGATGGGGGCAAGGTGACAGTCAACAGCCTTCAGTCGGGTTTGATCGGCACAGCGTCGAAGTGGAGAACGCCGATGGCACGGGGTTGGAAGGATGGGGCCGATCTCAAAGAGAAGCCGGTGATGACACTGGGCAGGCAGACGCAAAACTGGGGAACACCGACGGGCCGCGATGCGAACGAAGGGTACAACCCAAAACTCGGACGCGATGGGACCCAGGATGGCTTACTTGGCCGCCAAGCCCCACAGCATACGATGCCTGGGCAGAAGTTCTACGCCTCGAAGCGAGCCTTGAACCCGCGATTCGTCGAATGGCTGATGGGATTCCCAATCGGGTGGACCGACTTGCAGCCACTGGAAACTCTGTCGTTCCAGCGGTGGCAGCAACAGCATGGCGACAACTTAGAAAGGAGGCAATAGGCGACATCCTGTAAAATAGGCATGGGTATATATCGCGTTGATAGGAGTTAGATATGGCAACGCAACTAGCCGAACGAGTTGATGAGTTACAGCAGTGGTTCCATGAGCGTGAAGGCCGACTGGCCCGAGTCGCCCAGGATAGTTTGCCGCCGGAACGGGCGGTTCAGTTACTGATTGAAGCGGGGGCCGTGAACCCCAGGGTGCTGGAGTGCCGACGCCTGACGCTGTGGCGCTGCGTTCAGGTCAGCCTTGAACTGGGCCTGCCGATTGGGGCCGCCGGTCAGTTATGGATTCTGCCGTTCAAGAACTCAAAGCTGAGCCGACAATCGGGAACCGACCAGGTGGACGCTGTGCCGGTCATTGGATACAAGGGGTGGGTGTCCCTGCTGGGGAGATCCGGCCTGACGATCAAGACCAGGTTGCACTACGAAGGTGAGCCGTGGGAATGGGCTGAAGGGTCCGAGCAGACCTTACGCCACCGCCCTGATGACAATGTGCGGCTGAGTGTGATCCAGGAACTGGGTGACCAGGCCACACCTGCCGCCGTTGAACAGGTGATGAATGGACTGGTGCGCCATGCGTACAGCATCGCGACCACGCCCAATGGCCTGACCACGTTCGAGGTGATGAGCAGGGCCGAGCTTGATACCGCTGAAGCGATGTCACCAGGGAAGAACGCCGCTGATAGCCCGTGGCGTGACCCGCTGGCATGGCCCAGGATGGTCAGGAAGACGGTTCTCACCCGTCATGCCAAGGAACTGCCCATTGCGGGCAACCAGGCGGCAGAGCGGGCCGTGGCGATTGAGTCGCACCTGGAAGCCGGTGGCACCATCAATGACCTGCCAGGCTTTGATGACCCCGAGCAAGCAGAATCACAGCCCGAAGGCTGATTGCGATTATGCTAGGGGTGGATCACTACCCGTCAGGATGTCGCGATGATGAATCTAGTGCGCCAGCACAAGGGCGCGGCTTCCCTGGTGTTTGCGAACATCGGGGTGGCCGTGTCGGTGCTGGTCGGGGCCGTGCAATTTCTGAGTACTTACGAACAGACCCAGGCCGATGTTATGGCCCTGCATGAGCAGATGGATCAGGCGGTCAGGCATGACCAGCTTGATGACCTTCGGATGCAACTGGATGAGGCCACCCGCGATGGGCCGTTCCAACTGGAACGCATCACGCGGCTTGAGGAACAGGTGGCGGCGTCTACCAGCACCATGGACCTTGACCGTATGAAGGGCGATCTGGACGCACTGAAGGAACGCATTGTGTTTGTGGAATCACAACTCAACAGCGTGCAGGGTGCGGAAGATGAGCTTCGGGATATTGATTCGCGGGTGGACCAGCTTGATGATTTCGTGGTCCGCTGGGATGAGCAAAGCAGCATGATCATGGCCGAGCATGAGCAGTTCTCGGAGATCATCGCTGAGGTGTTCCAGCGTTTGGATGACCTGGACGGTGACCGCACGCGGGTGCAGGTTCCGGCTGGGGCCAAGCGTGGTTATGGATATGATTAAATAAATTGTTGATAGGAAGGACATGGCAATGACATGGATACGATTGGATTGTTCACTGACCCGTCACCCCAAGGTGGCCCGATTCGCCAAGGCGATGAACATCGGGCGACATGAGGCGATTGGGATCCTGGTGGATTTGTGGACGTGGGCGGTGGACTACTGTGACGGCGATGGCGACCTGAGCAAGTATTCCAGCGATGAGATTTTGACGGCGCTGGGCGTGGGCCAACAGGCGGCATTGATCCAGGTGGACTTGATCGAAGCCCTTTTGACCGCCGGACTGCTGGACCGGCAGGGCGAACGCCTGACGTTGCATGACTGGGATGAACACCAGGGGCAGTTAGTGGCCCAGCGGGAAGCGAACCGCGAACGCCAGCGGCGCTACCGACAGAAGAAAAAGGGTGACACAGGTGACGCCGTAACACCTAGCAACATCACTGATAACGCACCAGTAACGCCTAGTCACGGGGCTACGTACGAACGAACGAACGATAACGTAGATAACGTACGCACGAAGCGGCCAGCCGACCGGCATGATGACTATGTGGTCTTAGAACATGAGGGGCTAACCCCGATCACCGAAGGCGACTGCAAGAAGTGGCGCGAGTTGTTCCCATCGGTGGATCTGGATGTGGAGCTTGAGAAGATGTACCTGTACCTGGAAGCATCACCGAAAAGCAAAAAGCCCAAGGCAAGTTTGCCGAGGTTTGCCATGAACTGGTTGCAACGGGCCAGTAAGGATGCGGAGAAGGAACACAAGATCAGCGATAAGGAAACTAAGAAGCTGGAGCGGCGGCGGGCTGAGGATATGGCGTGGCTGGAGAAGATCCAGAATTCGCCAGGGGGTGTGAGCAAGCACGTGCTGGACCAGGCGAAGCGGGACATGCACACGGTGTTCAATAAGCGGACGTTACGTAAGAAGAAGCGAAAGGCGGCATCCGAATGACACTCCCAGACCACTACAGCCAGGGGACCACCGAAACATCACAGGCGGCACACCAGCAGACCAATCGACGCAGCCAGAAGCATGGCGTGTTGGCCTGGTGGAGTGAACAGGATGAAGGGGCCACGTTGCGGGAAGCTGCTGATGCCATCCAGTGGAAAGGCCACCAGATTTCCTACGGGGCGCTGTCAGCGCGGTTCGAGGAACTGCGGGCCGATGGCCGACTACGCCGCCGACGATTCCGGCCACCGCTGGGCATGGGGGAGCAACGCCGGAACCCATCAGGTCGGATGGCCTACATTTACGATGCCGTCAGTGACGGTGCCGCCGTTGCGATTGCCGCCGTGGAGTATCGGCAGCAGGTCACCCTGGAACGAGGCCAACTTTGCCCAACCTGTCGGGGCCGTGGGTATATTCGGCATGGCGTGGCCGAACATGACGCGCCCGAACATGCCGTACAGCCGGAGTTATGGTGATGCGACAACGTGTGATCAATATTGTGGGGTGCGTGGTGGCCGTGGCGGTATGGCTGTCGATGCTGTACTACGCGGCCTGGGCCGCATCCCTTGGGGCTGGGATGCCATGAACCTGTATGACCATGAACACCCCAGGGGGATGCCCGTGGTGAATCGCGACTATGACCCCGTGTTACGTCGATGGAATCATCCACCGCCGCGATGGATTTGGGGCTATCGGGCCGAACCGACGCACAGCGCCTGGGACATTGTGGCCGGATGCCTTGGATTGGCCCTGCTCGGGCTGTTGAGTTGGGGGATATTGATATGGGCTTTTTGAGACGCTGGCGCGGTGGCCGTGGCCGTTCGTTGTTTGTCGTGGGCGCGGCCTATGTGCTGGTGGTGGCCCTGTATTTTGTCGCCTGTGTCAGCGTGGCCCTGGCCGATGAAGGCCGAGAACCCTGGTGGTGGTGGTCCCATGCCAGTGCGTATGGGTCGGAGTCCATCCATGACGGCGGCCACTGGAACGCCGAGCAGCAGCGGTATGCGGGCTATTACGGCCACATGACGAGCTGGGGCTGGAACTGTGCCACGCCTGAGATGCGGCAGCCAGACTCACCCTATTACCGATGGGCCGTGATGACCGAGCGCAGTTATGGCGTGGCTTCCCGTGATCCGTACTTGCTCGGGACATGGATTGAAATACGAATCGCGCAGCCTGATGGCACCTACCGACAATGGCAAATCCTGCCAGTCATTGATGCAGGGCCGTACGGCGTAGGAACGCCGAGCGTTGACAACAGCCCTGGCTGGAACTGGGACATTATGGAACCAGTCATTCTGCGAGCCGGATGGGACGGGGTATCGCAAAGTCGGTACGCATGGGACGACAGTCTCAAATTGTATGGACGTCGGGACATAGCCGTAAGATACCGTCCTGACCTAGGGCGCTTCTGCCCGAATTGGGGATATCACGATGAGCCGCCGCGTGGGTGACCTGAATGACCGACCGTAAAAAAGTCGAAAACTTCACGCTAGATGGTTTGCATATTGTGAACCAGCCCTGTACTATTACCTCATCAGTTAGTTGATAGGACATCAGACATGGCAAACGATTTCACCGCAACCCGATGGACCAAAGAAGATGCTGATGGTACGTACCATTCAGTGACCATCACTGAGGACACCATCGCCCCTGAGGGTCTGGATGAGTACGGCAAGCGCGTGACCGTGAGCCAGTCCATCATGATCGGCGCAACCGTTGATGGGTACAGCCAATACCCTGACGTAGTGATCGTGCAGCCCGAGAACACATGGGCCACGTATGACGCGGCCACGTTTGAGTGCCTGGAGAAACTTGAAGGGCGCGGGTTCGAGTTTGCCAGCGAGTCTTTCGGCCATAAGTAAAGAGCCGAAAGCCCTTCGGGGCTTTGCGGGAACTGCCCAACCCGCACTGATGAGGCAGGGCTAGTTGGTAGGAACAGGAGTTACGAATGGCAAACCGAGAATCGAACACAGACTACGCAGCGCTGCTGAAACGCGGCAAAGTAGATTGGATCATGGAGAACCGCATTCTCAGTGATCGCAATGACGATTATCAATCGTGCTTGACCGAGGTGTTCGAGTTGGTAATGGCGGCACGAAGAACGGACATCACCCCAGAAGGCGTAGACGAAGTAGCGGCCTTACTCAAGCAAGCTGCTCGCAAGATTATCGATGTCGGTGGGATCGTGGCTGAGGATGGGGAAGCGGTGCTTGACTTATCCAACCCCAACGGGGAATGGAACCCTAACGGGGAATGGAACCTGTGGAGATGACACCGGAAGGATAGCCGAACGCCGCGATCCATTGCCCCCCTGGGAAACTGGGGGGGCTTTTCTTATTCCAGCCACGTAGGGGCCACCAGGATGCCCGTACAGGCGATATCGCAACATGGGGGACACATTGCCCCTTCATCGGTAGAATGGCCGTAAAGCGGACAAAATACGACAGATAAAAAAGAGGGCCGATGAACGTACAGGATCGGGTGACCGAAATGCGGCTGGTTCCGGCTGATCAACTGATAGCAAATCCGGCCAACTGGCGCAGGCATCCGCAGGCCCAGCAACGGGCGCTGGCTGCTGTGCTGGATGAGGTGGGCTTTGCTGGCGCGGTCATAGCTCGTGAAGATGAGGATGGCGGGCTGGTCATCATTGACGGCCATGCCAGGGCTGAGATGGTAGGAGAAGCCACGGTGCCGGTGCTGGTTACTGACCTGACCGAAGCCGAGGCTGACGTGGTGCTGGCAACCTATGACCCCATCGGGGCGATGGCTGAACAGGATGCCGAAGCCCTAGGGCGTTTGTTGGCGCGTGTCACCACGGACAGTACAGAGATTCAGGACTTACTGAATTCAGTAGCTAATGGCTACGACCCTTTAACTATCGGCGAACCAGCGACCCTGGGTGCCGAGATCACCGAAGATATCGCCGCTGGCATTGAACTGTGTGTATGTCCTATTTGCAAGCACGAACATCACCATGCCCAGTAAGCCAACCCTGGTTAGTTCGTTCGCAGGGTGCGGTGGTTCATCATTGGGCTACCAGGAGGCTGGATTTGATGTGCGCCTGGCCATTGAGAACGACCCGCAGGCCGCAGCAGCATATCGTCGGAACTTTCCCGACACCACAATATTTGACGGGGATATTGCAAAGCTTTCAGGCGCCGAGGCATTGAAGCTGGCGAATGTCGCTACTGGCGATTTGGATGTGCTGGATGGATCGCCACCATGCCAGGGCTTTTCAACGGCTGGGCATCGTGAAGTCATGGATAGTCGGAACCGGCTATTCGAAGAATATGTGCGGTTATTGGAAGCATTGGCACCAAAAGCGTTCATCATGGAAAACGTCACGGGCTTACGCAAAGGCAAAATGAAATTGATATTCGCGGAAATCACGCAAGCATTGAAAGCCTGTGGCTACCAGGTGGCATGTCGAGAATTAAACGCTGCGTGGTATGGCGTCCCACAGGATCGACGCAGGTTGATCTGGGTGGGAATTCGTCGGGACATCATGATCACGCCCAGCCACCCAGAGCCGACAACCCGAATTCCTGTGTCGGTGAATCGAGCCTTTGGCAACGCAATACAAACACAGGTCATTGCCCATGATGATGGGCGGCATCCTGAGAAAAGAAAAAGCGGCCATCAATCTGGCACTTCCCTACGTGCTACGCGTAAGCCCCGTGTTCAGGTCATTGCCGGATCATTTGCGTTTCCACAAAACGCTCGGCAACTTGGCCGTTCCCTTAATGCGCCCGTTCAAGTATTGGCAGCCATTCGCCCCCCATCCATCAATGATGGAGTCGAAACGAGACCTATCACCATTGACGAAGCCAAGATACTTCAAGGATTCCCTGCGACGTTTCAACTTGACGCGCAGGATTATCGGCTCATCGGGAATAGCGTCTGCCCTCCAATGGCCCAGGCAGTAGGCACTCACGTATTAAAGCTATTGCAAGATGGCTGAACGTAGGGGCGGCAGGTCTGCCAATGACCGATCAGCGGGCAAGTGGAAGCGACCGTTCCTGGCCGCGTATGCCAACAGCGGCAACATGCGGGCGTCTTCGCTGGCCGCCCAGGTCAGCCGAAGCCACGTCTATCTCACGCTTCAGAAGGATGAGGTGTTCAGGGCTGACTTTGATAGGGCGAAAGAAGAAGCCATTGAGTTACTGGAAGCCACGCTGCGGGCGCAAGCCCTGAGCGGAAACACCACGGCGCTGATATTCCTGCTCAAGTGCCTGGACCCCGAAACCTACAATGAACGGTTCCAGATCACGGGGCCGCGTTCGGGGCCAGTGGAACTGGTGGCCACCATGAAGCTGAGTGATAACGAATGAACCGCACGGCGCTGGTTCGGGCCACCCAGGTGGACCAGGTAACCACGCCCCAAGAACCGTGGGTGAGGCCCGAGGGCTTGTATGCGGCGCAGGAAGCCGCCATCTTCAGTGATGAGCGGATTGTGTGCATCGAGGCCAGCACCAAGTCAGGCAAGACCGTGGGCTGCCTGGCATGGCTGACCGAGCAGGCCATGAACACGGGGCGCACCGGCTTTGCGTTCTGGTGGATCGCCCCGATCTATTCGCAGGCCCGCATCGCCTTTGAACGGTTCAAGCGCTACATTGACCGGCGCTTATGGGATGCCAATGATTCCGAGATGCGAGTGACCCTGGGGAATGGGGCGTCGATCTGGTTCAAGTCAGCCGAGAAACCCGATGCCCTGTACGGCGAGGATGTACGGGCCGCCGTGATTGATGAGGCCAGCCGAGTACGTGAGGCAAGCTGGCACGCGGTACGCACCACCCTGACGGCTACGCACGGCCCTATCAGGATCATAGGCAACGTCAAGGGGCGCAGGAACTGGTTCTACAAACTGAGCCGACGGGCTGAGGCTGGGGAGAAGGGCTACAGCTACAGCCGACTCACCGCGTATGACGCAGTGGCGGCGGGCGTGTTGCAGCCGGATGACGTGAACCAGGCCAGGGCCGATCTGCCAGCCCATGTGTTCCAGGAACTCTATGAGGCCATGCCAACCGTAGACACCGGCAACCCGTTCGGTGATGAACATATCCAGGCGTGTACGCTGGACACCGAGCAGGCGTGGTCGAGTTGGGATGGGGACGGGGAACCGATAGCCTGGGGCTGGGACTTAGCCAAGAGTGTGGACTGGACGGTAGGCATCGGCCTCGATGAACACGGGACGGTCTGCCGGTTGCGCCGGTTCCAGCATCCCTGGATGCAAACCATTGACGTGGTACGCCGTGAAACTGCCAACGTATCAGCGCTGGTGGATAGCACGGGTGTGGGTGATCCAGTGCTTGAGGCGTTACAGCAGCCGTGGCGTGATGGTGACGTAACGTATTTGGGGCGTAACTTTGAAGGCGTCAAGTTCACCAGCAGTTCCAAGCAGCAGATGTTCGAGGGTCTGGCTGTCGCGATCCAGCAACAGGCCATCCAGTTCCCACCAGGGGCCATCACGAGTGAGCTTGAGCAGTTCGAGTTTCTATACACCAGAACCGGCACACGATATGCTGCCCCTGACGGGGCGCACGATGACTGCGTGGATTCGCTGGCCCTGGCCGTATCACGGTGGCGACATCCACCACAGAGATGGGGAGCAGTCTGATCGGATTCTGGGAAGCCGTCGGGCTTAAAAAGTTCTTTACGAATATCGACACCGAGGGGGCTGGAACGCTCCTGCCCCAGACCCGCGTCAATTACCAGTCCAGCTATAGCGACGAATCCGCACTACTCAGGAACTCCATCGTGGGTGGGTGCGTCAACTGGATGGCGCGAACATTCCCAGAAGCTGACCTGAGCGTGCGCCGATATGACGAGACAACCCAGCAGGTCGTGGCCGTTCCTGACCATCCGCTGCGGGTGTTACTGAACCGCCCCAATCCGCACTTTTCGGGCCGGTTGTTACGGATGGCGATATGCACAGACTTCATCGTGACCGGCAACGCCTACGCCATCAAGGTGCGTTCGGCCGACGGTACGGTAGTGCAACTGTGGTGGGCGCCCAGTAGCACGTTGACCCCAGCCACCACATCCCGACAACACCAGCGCGGCTACGGGTCCGATGAGGACAACGCCTTCATCAGTCACTATGACTACAGCGTGGGATCGTCGGGCGCATCGACACAGATACCCGTTGAGGATGTCATTCACTTCCGCTTCGGCATTAGCCCTGATGACACAAAGCTGGGCCGCAGCCCATTGGCTTCGGTATTCCGAGAACTGTTTACCGACGATGAGGCCGCCAACTTTACGGCGGCGCTGCTCAGGAACTCGGCCATCCCTGGTGTCGTGCTGGCCCCAGGTGAGGGCGTGGGCGCAGTCAATGAAGAAGACCTGAACCAGATACGGGACCGATGGAGTGACCAGTTCGGCAGCGATAACCGTGGGCGGCTGATGGTGATGCGTGGGGCCACCAAGGTGACCACGGTCAGCTTCAGCCCACAAGAGATGAACCTGCGGGAACTGCGCCGCATCCCAGAAGAACGGGTGAGTGGGGCGCTGGGTGTTCCGGCGATTGTGGCTGGGCTGGGTGCTGGGCTGGATCGCAGCACGTTTGCAAACATGGCCGAAGCCCGTGAGATGGCCTGGGAGTCTGGACTGATCCCGATCCAGTCACTGATTGCGGATGACCTATCGAGCCAACTGCTGCCAGACTTCGATGATGACCAAACCGCTGAGGTGTACTTCGACTACTCAAGCGTCAGGGTGTTGCAGGCCGATGCCACCGACATGGCCCGCCGCTGGCGTGAACTGGTCGAGGGTTCGATAGCCAAGCGTTCTGAAGCACGGGCCGCCCTGAACCTGCCAGTGGAACCAGGAGATGATGTCTACCTGATGCCCATGAACCTGATTGAGATCGGTGGGGATGCGCCGCCACCGGCTCCAGAAGACGATGAGAAGTATGACGTGGTGGTAGATCACGATCATCATGCCCACGGCCACACCAGCAATGGCGCACTGGATGACCCAGCAGAAGTAGCAGCCGCTCTTGGCGACCGAGGCTAGGGAACTTACAGCCCGACAACGCCAGCAGATCGTGGCCCAGACACGGCGCACCGAACAGGTCATTGGCCGCAAGTTCCGCAACGCCATGCGAAAGTTCTTTGTGGGCCAAGCCAAGCGGGTGACCAAGGGCTACATGGATGCCGGTGGGTATCTATCAGCCCATGCCGATGGGGAATATAAAGACCCCGCCAGCCAGCTTCTCGGCGTCAATGAAGACCAGGCGATAGTGGCCGCATCCCGCCCCTATGTGCTGGAGATGACGGTGGCCGCGATCAATGCCGCCAGTGACCTGGTGGGAGCGCCCAGGGTGGCAGCCGCCAAAGCCCTGAAGGAACCCGACATCCTTGGCACTGATCCCACGGTGCTGTTCCTGACCGACCAGAGCGCCCAGCGTGTCGTGCAGGTCAACGATGCCACCAGGCGTGGGGTCCAGCGCACGATTGTGAAAGGGGCGGCGGCTGGGTACTCGGATTATGAGATTGCCTATGGGTCCACCCGAACCCGCAAGGATGGCTTCCGGCCATTAAAGGGGATGGTAGAACGCCTGTATCACGGGCGTCCTGAGTGCATCGCCCGCACCGAGTTGGCCTACAGCAACAACGGGGCCGCCCTGCATCGCTATAGCCAGTGGGGGCAGGATATGGTGGAAGTCTCGGATGGCCCTGGCTGCGCCCTGACCCATCACGTGCAGGGACTTCGACCAGGTGAAAGTTCATCCGACGATATCAACGGGCAAAAGATCGCAGTGAAGGAAGCCAACAACTGGCAGGTGGCGCATCCGAATTGCCGCCGCGTGTTCTTACCGTTGCGCCAGGTTCGCAAGCCCACAACCCCGCCAATGGAAGCCGAAGCCTTTATCACCCGTCCGCTGACTCGGCGGCAGCGTGGGCAGATAGCAGTAGACATGGCTCGCACCAGAGTGCGTAAACCATCCAAGCCACCAGCACCGCCGCAAGTGATCGAGCAAGTGGTGGCACCACCGCCGCCGCCACCTATCGACACGGTGACCCCGCGCACCACCACGTTTGTGGAAGCTAAGACGCTTCGGGAAGCTGAGGAATTCGCGGTGAATGCAGGACTGGCGCTGGAGGCTGACTACACGGGCTTTACGGTATACGGGGCCAACCAAGCCAACCGTGCGCTATTTGATGTGACGCGGCGATATAAGACGGTGCCGCTGGAACAGCTAAAAGTGGAGAAGCACTTAGGGCGATCAGCGCAAAGTGCGCGGGCTGATGCACTGTGGACGCATAAAGGGGGAATAGTTCGGTTGAGTTCTAGTGAACTTGAGCCAAAGTTTTCGGCCAATGCTTTGAAGAGGAGCAGGGCCGGATATACGGAACGACGGGCAAGGGCGCTTCAGCGCATTGAAGAACTGGAAGAACAGAACAGGAGACGACGTGGCTCAAGGACGCCAACAGCGGCCAGCATCATCAAAAAAAATGATGTAGAAATTGAAATCTTAAAGGAACGTGATGGGCGGCTACGCCAATACATTATTGGCGATGCTGCCGGTGCGCCTGACGGCATCTACAGTTCGGTGGTCCATGAGATGGGCCACATTGTCCACGGGCGTGCAGTACGCCTGCAAAAGCTGACAAAGCCTGGACTACGTGGGCAGGAATATTATGCTCCGACGCTTGGCGGTATGAGAGACAAGGAGATATATCGGCGGCTGGGTGGCACGAGTCCTAATAACGCCACATCGGTGCGAGAGGGTAAAATCAAGAAGTCAGCTAAGCAAGAGGCTTGGCGGTTGTCAGAGTATGGCGGGACGGACACCAAGGAGCGATTTGCAGAAGCGTTTACGGCGGTCTTTACTGACACTGATGTGGAATATCTGGCCCCAGACATTGTGGATTTGGTGAAGGAATTGGCGAAGCGGGCCAGCACGTGGACCCCGATTAGAGTTGACCGAGCCACTGGCGAAGTTATCTAATGGCATGATGGAACATAGGAGGATACGTTGATGGAAGTTATGCAATGCGCCTATTGCGCCCATTTCCTCGGGGGCGAACGGTGTGCCGCGTTTCGCGAGGGCATACCGGAGGAAATATACCGAGGGGAATTTGACCACCGCCGCCCATACCCTGGGGATGACGGGGTGCGCTGGCAACCGGCCAGCGAGGGCGCTGCCGAGATCGCAGCACTGACGGCTACCGCTGGGCGTTTAGATGAGGAAGCCGAACCAGGCGCGGAGTAACCCATGACCGAGAAGGCGTTGCAGGCTGAGGTCATGCGGGTTGCCAAGATGCTGGGGTGGCTGTGTTATCACACGTTTGATTCACGTCGATCAGCCAGCGGCTTCCCTGACCTGGTGCTGGTGCGTGAACGGGTGCTGTTCCGAGAACTCAAGGTGGGCAAAAACAAGCTGAGCCAGTCGCAGGAACTCTGGCGCGATTCGATCATGGACGCTGGGGGCGACTGGGCCGAATGGCGCGAGACGGACATGGATGACATTGTGGCTGATCTAAGCCGCCGGAATGGTTGACAGTCTGGTAACCCGTTTGTATCATTAGTTCATCAGTTGATACAGAGACCAAGCACATGGCAAACCACATGAACACCCAGCAAGCTCCAGCCCACGCGCAGAAGATTGCCGACATTCTCAACAAGGAGGCCGCTGAAGCCGTCCTGAATGGTGACGAGTCTGAAGATGAAGTATTCCACTACTGGGCGAACGCCAACGGCACCATCACCGTTGCCGACTTCGATGGATTGGTGATGGGTGTTTTAGGCGAATAAGAACCAGCAAACCGGAAACGCAACAGCCGCCCCTTCGGGGGCGGTTTTTTTATGCCCTGCTTTGCGGTTGAGTTGGCGGGCGCAAAGTATAGGCAAGCGTATGCTGGGCGTACAGGATAAGACCTGCACAACCATGCACGTGAAGGGGTTTGTAATGACTGACGTTCTATTGCTCACAGTTGAAGGGGCGGCGCGGCGGCTGGGGATGTCTCGGGGGGCGATTTATCCGCGTGTGATGTCGGGGGAAATTCCTTCCATCAAGATCGGGAAGTCACGGCGCATTCCCATTGCCCAACTGGACGCCTGGGTTGCTCGTCAGGTGTCGGAGCAGTTAAGCGGCCCCTAGCTGGGTTGACAGACTGGTAACCAACTCTATATGATCTTCTCAGTTAGTTGATAGGAGATCACACATGACCAAGCAGCAGATCGCACGGCAAGAAGTCGAGGCAGCGTTCGAGAACTTTGTGAAGTGGGAAACCTACGGCACCGCCTTCGATCACATGGACGCCAAGCACATCCGCTTGACCGACATCGTGGAGATTGCTGGCCGCGTGGCTGGCATCAGCGAGGGCGTGATTAGAATGCGCCGACGTGACTGGAACGGGTGGCCCGAGTCGTTCAGGGTAAGTAGTCGTCCCAGCCGCGCCCTTCGATTGCTTGGCCGCAGCCGAATCTGACCCGCAACTGGGTGACAGGGGCATAGTGGTCAGGCCGATCTTGTGGGTGCGACTTCGAGAGGAGAGGCACCACCAGGGTCTGGTGGCCTGCTGGTTCGATTCCAGCAATGCCCGCCAGCACAAGCCGCTCCCTTCGGGGGGCGGTTTTCTTATGTCACGGGTGACATGGTGTCACTGTTTAGCCGAGAAACGGTGACATGGTGTCACCCTTTCTTATTGTGTGGATCTCGAACAGCGATTATGCTAGCCAGCAGATAGGTTGGCGCATGGTGTTATCAAAGGCATTGTGCGTATGCGAAAAACCTGGGCAGCCCCAGTTGAGATCAAGGCTGATGGTGATGATGCCGGAGCGTTCAGCGCCCGCATTGCCACCCTGAACGTCATTGACAAAGATAACGATGTAACGATCAAGGGCGCGTTCGAGGGATCAGACCCCGTTCGCGTATCCCGCTTCAACCATTCCAGTGCTGTACGTGATGACCTGCCTGTGGGTGTTGCCACGATCCAGGAAGTGGGCGACCAGGTAATAGCCGAAGGGCAACTGAACCTGGACACGGTGGGCGGGCGTGACCTGTACGACACCTTGAAATTTGAAGCCAAGAACAACGTGGCATCCGAGTGGAGCTACGGGTTCACGGTTGAGGAATCAGAAGACGGCGAACAAGACGATCAGAAGGTGCGCTTCCTGCGCCGCCTCAAGGCGTTCGAGATCAGCCCCGTGATGCGTGGCGCTGGCATGGACACCGCAACCCTGGCCGTTAAGACCGCCACAGACTTCGGTGACCTGCCCCTATACGACAGAGACTACGCCTGGAACAGCAGCGCAGCCCTGGGCCGCGTTCGCAAGTGGGCCAGCAGTGACGGGTCAGGCGACAAAGACACGATGGACTGGCCGAAGTACTCCAAGGCGTTCTTCTGGTACGACCCTGATGATGATGAATCCTTCGGTGGCTTCAAGCTGCCATTCGCAGACATTACGGATGGAAAGCTGTGGGCTGTACCGCGTGGCATCTTTGCCGCCGCTGCCGCCATCCAGGGCGCACGTGGGGGCGTTGACATTGACCAGGAATCGGAAGACCACGTGAAAGACGTCATTGACCGGTACTACCAGAAGATGCGGGAATCGTTTGACGATGAATCGATCATTGTTCCCTGGGCCAAGAGTGCCGAGGGGTTATCCATGAAACACGAAGGTGATCTGGCGCTTACCGCCATTGATGCCTACAGGGAGCGCGTGGCTCTGCTTGCTGAACTACGCCTCAAGGAAGGCCGCGCCTTATCAGCGGCCAATCGGAAGCGGCTGGGACAACTGGTGGAATCCATGGGGGCGGTGATATCCGACCTGAACGATTTACTGACCAGCACCGAGCCAAAGCCGAGAAACAACACCTGGGATGCCCTGACCGATGTCGCGGCGTTCCAGAACACCATTGCCCAGTACGGGCAGGAGTAACTATGCCTTCTGACAATTTCACCCCGCCGCCTAGCCTTCGCGAAGGTAGCGAGAAGTACAGCGCCAAGACTGACGAGCTAGCCGCCCTGTTTGCGGAAGCTAAGAACGGCGACCAGTACGACTACAGCCAGATCAAGTCCCTGGGTGGGAAGCCCTGTGAGCCGCACGAAGTGGCCGAGCATGTCCAGAACCTCAACGCTGAAGTCCATGACCTCGGCGAATGGGTCCACGAACAGCGCAAAGCCACCAAGCAGCACGAGAACATGAAGAAGCTCCAGGCCGAGCGCACTGAGCCAGTCTGGACGCCACCACAGCCCGAAGGCCCACAACGCCTCAAGGGGTTCGGTGACTTCTACGTTGAGTCTGAGGCTTACAAGTCCTACCGCAACGGTGGTAGCCAGACATCCACAATGGACCTGGACGCCCACGAGTTGAAGACCTTGATGACGACATCCGCTGGATGGGCGCCTCAGAATCTTCGATTGCCGGATGCCGTCCTGTCGGCCCAGCGGCCCATCGCAGTTGCTGACCAGATTCCATTCTTCAACACAGATCAAGCCGCCATTGTCTACATGTTGGAGAGTACGTTCACCAACAACGCAGCGGAGGCCGCAGAGGGAGCCAGCTTTGGAGAAGCAGCCCTTGCCCTCACCGAGACAACCAGCACGGTTCGCAAAATCGCGGTTGCGTTGCCAGTGACCGATGAGCAGCTTGCCGATGTGTCCGGTGTTCGGGACTACATCAACCAGCGCCTCAGCTATATGCTGCGGGCAAGGCTTGATTCCCAGTTGCTGTCGGGGAATGGCTCAGCGCCGAACCTCGAAGGCCTCAACAACGTCTCCGGCATCAACACCACGGCCAAAGGCAGTGACCCGACACCGGATGCCATTTACAAGAGCATCCGCAAGTGCCGCGCTGTTGGGTTTGCGAACCCCACAGCCGTGTTCGTGCATCCATCGGACTGGGAAGCCATCCGATTGCTTCGGGATTCCAACGGCCAGTACATCTACGGCTCGCCAGCCGTTGCAGCCCCTGTGTCAGTGTTCGGGATTCCGGTCACTGAAACAACCGCTGCCACCGAGAACACGATCAGCCTGGGTGACCTTCAGGGTTATGCAGGGTTGTTTGTCCGGCGCGGCGTTGACATCGAAACTGGCTGGACTGGCACACAGTTCACCGAAGGCGAAGTCACAATTAGGGCCACCATGCGTGTTGCCATTGCCTGGTTCCGAGCCAGCGCCCTTGCAACCGTAACCGGCGTCTAAGGAATTTAGGAGGGCAGTCATGCTAAGAGTCAACATCAAGGGGACCGGAGCCAAGCGCACCTACACATTCGATGAGCGGGTGGTAGTGGCCGACGATGGTTCCCTGATCGGGGAGTCCGGCCAGCAGGACGGGCGATTGCTAGCGGAAGCTGGGCGAACGCTGAACGCTGCTGACGTACAGGCTCTTGGCGTGGCTGCCCAACTGGATGCCAGCGTCAAGGAATCGAAACCGAAACCAAAGCAAGCCGAGGCGAAGGCCAAAGCAGAACCTAAACCCCGCAAGCGGGGCCGACCGAGAAAGAAGAAATAAATGGCCGTCATACCAATGATCACAGCGGCGCAGGCCGCCGGTGCGTCGATCCCGCCCTGGAACGACGTGACCTTCACCATAGGAACCGAAAGTGCCAACGCCATCACCGTCAAGGTGGAGATCCTCGGGTACTCCGAGGCGCTGGCATTGCCAGTCGTATTCGACGCCTATCTATCCGAAGCCAGTGATGGTGAAGGACAGACTTCAACCGCGCTAAGTGGCGGCTGGGCAGACGGTGGCGATGGCAATTTGCATTTCCAGTTCAGTACGTCCAAGTCTGCACGATGGCAGACCAATGACAGCGGAAGCTGCCAGATCACGATGACGCATTCCGGTGCCAGGACCGTATACCTGTGCATCCTTGCGCCGACGGGTTTGGTCATCGTGTCCGACGCGATAACGTTCGCATAATGGCGATACTCAACACCAAGATTGTCTCGGGTGAGCTTGCTGGGTCGGCCTCGGCTGCCCAGTTGCCGGACATTCCGTGCAACCGCGTCACGCTCAAAGCCGTTTACGGCAACGCGGGAAACGTCTATTTGGGCGGGGCGGGGGTCACGAAGGTTGATGCGTCCACTGACGCCACCACAGGTATCGAGTTGGATGCGGGTGATGAAATCACGCTGCACATCTCAAACCTGAATCTGTTGTATCGCATCTGCGACAACGCAGGCGACGACCTCACCTACATCGCAGAAACGTCAGCGGCCTGAGATGGTTGCTATCAGAACTTTTCCAGTAACCGGCGTGTAGATCCCTCCCCTGCACGTCGGTTGCTGGCTTTAACGCCTACGCGGGAGCTAGCAAGTGGCAGTTACAGACGCATATGCAAGCGCGGCTACGTACCGCGCCATGCTCGACAAGTCCGACACGGCTGAGGATGCCGAGATTCTCAGTGACCTCACCGCCGTCAGCCGGTACATGGAACGCAAACTCGGGCGGTTCTTTACCACCGATGCGGCCAATGTTGAGCGGGTCTACCAGGCCACCCAATATTCCAATCAACCCAAGTCCCTGTTCATTGATGACCTGGTGTCGGTCAACCACATCAAGGTGGACACCGATGATGACGGCAGCTTCTCTGATGAGGATGCCTGGGCGTCCACAGACTATGAACTGCTGCCACGTAACGCCGCCGATGGGCCGGAACCTGGCCCCTACATGGAACTGTTCATTCCATCCTGGTCCACCAAGGATTCATGGGGGAATCATCGCGTAGAGGTGAAGGGAAAGTTCGGCTGGCCCAGTGTGCCGTCAGCGATTGAGCGGGCCTGCGTGCAACTGACCGGCATCCTGCGCCTTGAGACACCACGGGCCACCCGTAGCGTCAACATCGGCACCGAGACAACGCTGGAAACGAGCCGACAGGCCCAGGAGATTGTCAGCGCCCTGATGAACGTGTACGCGAAACGGTCCCTGTTCTAATGAAGTACGACATCGACATGACAGGGCTGGATTCCCTGAAGCGCAAACTGGTGCCGCAAATCTACCGTGAGCCGATGGCTGAAATGTTTCAGGCCATCGCAGTCATTGGAGAACGCACCGCCAAGCAACGAGCGCCCCGCGACACGGGGGCATTGCGGCGCAGCATCCACAGCGAGGCCAAGCCCATGAGCGCCCGCATTTACAGCATGAAGGCGTACGCCATGCCGGTGGAGTATGGACGGCGTAAAGGGGCGCGGATGCCACCACCAAACGCCTTACGTGGCTGGGCGCGGCGCAAGCTGGGCAATCCCAACCTGGCCTTCGTGGTGGCCCGAGCCATCGCACGGCGCGGCATCAAGGGCCGGTTCTTTATGAAGGCGGCCCATCAAGCCATTGTCATTAAGATGCCGTTCCAGATGAAACTGCTGGAAAAGAAAGTGGCCGAGCGGTTTGGCGGCGGGTGGGTCGGCTGATGGCTGATATCCGAACGGCCCTGACCAACCTGGTGACCCTACAAGAAGGCTTGAGCATCACGGCCCCTGTGAGCAGCAGCATCAAGCGGGCGTACAAATACACCCCGCCGATGAGTTCGGCGCTGCCTGACACGCCTTGCTTCCTCAATACATGGACGCTGACCAGCCAGGAACTGGACATCTCACTGCGGATCTTGTTTTACACCATACGGATGCAGTTGATTGTTCACGATTCCGACCAGGACCGAGCGGCTGACATTGCTTCCAGTTACATGAACGCCATCATCACGGCCCAGAACGCTGACGTGACGCTGGATGGGGCTGTGAACCAGAGCATCCTGAGGGGCAGTGACCCCACGCTGGGCGTGTTGTCGTGGGCTGGCGTTGATTATATTGGCCTCGATTTGCTGCTAGATGTTGAACTCAAAGCGGCGGTATCCATCACCTAAAGGAGGTAATGATGGCTTGGAAATACATGGGCAATGGGGACTTCATCCCTGGTGTTCCAGCGCGTGACCTCAGCGATAAAGAGGTTAAAGAGTTAGGTATTCAGGAGGCCGTCGAAGCGTCCGACCTGTACAAGAAAGAATCGGCTAAGAAACAAGCCGCAGGAGATAAATAACTATGGCCGCAGGACTACAACCCCTGACGCTCATCCAGGTGGGCAAGGAAAGCACCGATGGGACGGCTGTGGCCGCCACACGGCGCATATTGACCAAGAGTGGCACCTATCGCCACATGCAGACTCAGGAGATGTTCGAGGGGCAACTGAGCGGCACCCTGGCAAGGTCCGCAACATCGCCCGTGCTAACCCGAGAAGCCTCGCAGCTTGAGATCTCGACAGACCTCGACTTTAACCAGGTGCTGTTGCCGCTGTTGTCCGGCGTCAAGGGTGGGGTAACGCCATCCACACCAGGCACAGGCGAAGCCAGGCTGTGGACGTTCGCGCCCAGCCAGACTGCGCCCAGTGTTGACCCGTACACCATTGAGATGGTGGTGGATGATGGATCGACCAAGCAGGAGATCGAGGCACCGTTCGGCGTAACCACATCGTTCGAGATTACGGGTGGTGTAGACGCCCTACCGCAGATCACGTGGTCAATGGATGCCAGGAAAAGTGTCCAGTCCACGTACACCAGTGGCATCGCGCTTCCAGCCGTGGAGTTCGCATCGAACCTGCGCTGGATGATGACCCTTGACACCACATGGGCCAACCTGGGCAACACGAATATCAACGGTCAGGTCTACGGATTCACCTGGGGCCAGTCGGCCTTGGTGATGCCGCAGTATTATCTCCAGAACAGGGATGCGCTTGATTTTGCGGGCGTTGAACCGCAAACACGAACCACGGACCTGGTGATACAGGCCACGCTGGACACGGGCGGCTCGAACCTGTACGAGACAGAACTGGCGGCCAAGGCTCTGGGCAGCAAGCGGTTCATTCAGCTTCGGTTACAGGGTGCGGCGTTCGCATCGCCTGACAGCGGGCGATACCACAACATTGACCTCAAGGGTTCGTTCGTTCACGCGGATGACTCCATGCAGGACATCGGGGCAGATCGCGATGGCAACAGCGTGGTCAGCCTGCACCTTGTCAGCCAGTACGATTCGACCTCCGGTCAGGATGTCGAATATGTCGTGCAAAACAAGCTCACCAGCTTTCCGGCTTAGCCATTTTAAGGAGGGAACAAAATGGCACTGATTAACCATGAGCATCCGGTAGAAGTCTCACCACCCTGGGAGCCTGGGGCCACCTTTGGCCTTCGGCTCCTGGCGTGGCCGGAACGTGACGAAGCCCAATTGGCCCGCACACGGCGGTCATTCGCGGTGATGGAAGGGATTGACCCAGACATCATGGCCGCGCTGCCGCAACGGGCTGAGGATGCGACGGCCACCCCGACATCCGATGACCCGCTGGATGAATACGATCTTGGAACGCTGCTCAAGTACGGGCTGGCTACCTGGTCGTATGAACAGGATCTGACCGAGCAGAACAAGGCCATGCTGGATGATCGAACCGCCAAGTGGCTGGGCCGAGAAATCATTCGGCTCAATTGCTGGTCTGAAGAAGAAGCGGGAAAGTTGAACGGGCGCTACGAGGCCACTACCTCGGGAGTGCCGGATGGCCGCAAGAACTGATGCCGTTGCTGCTGTGCCAGCGTATGAACGTGTCATGGCGGGAGTTCTGCCGAACGCCTGCGGCGGTCATTGATGGCTGGCTCATGGTGATGAAGGCAGAAACGGAACACCAGAAGACCGAGGAACGCTGGGCCAAGCGTGACGCAAGGAGCAATAACCCCTGATGGCGGTAGGCAAATCTGAACTGCAAATCCTGATCAATGCCAAGGACAACGCCAGCAATGCCCTGGGCAAAGCAACCAAGGCGCTGAACCTGGTGGGCGTGGCCGCCATTGGCGTGGCTGGGGCATCGGTCAAGATGGCTGCGGACTTTGATAAGGGGATGCGGGAGGTTGCCACCCTGACGCCCGAGGTGTCCGAGAACCTGGATGCCGTCAAGCAGGATGTGTTGGATCTGTCCAAGTCGCTGGGCATTGATGCGGTGGAAGCTACGGGTGCGATGTACCAGGCGATCAGCGCCGGAGTTCCTGCCGGTCAAAGCGCCCTTGAATTTCTGGAGATTGCAAGCAAGGCCGCTATCGGTGGTGTCACAGATACCGAGACGGCGGTTGACGGCCTCACGACCGTTATGAATGCGTTTGCAGGGCAGAACATCGACGCACAACAGGCGGCAGATGTCATGTTCGCGACCGTAAAGGCTGGGAAGACCGACTTCGCCCAATTGTCGGGGGCTATGTTCAACGTGGCTCCGCTTGCGAACGCGGCGGGCGTGGCCTTTGAAGAGATATCGGCAGCAATGGCGACCATCACGGCCCAGGGAACGCCCACCACGGTTGCCACCACGCAGCTACGGGCCGCCATCCAGGGGCTAACCAAGGACAGCGATGATCTCACCGCGATCTTCAGGCGGCAGGGGTTTGAGTCTGGGGAACTGGCGGTCAGTCAACTGGGATTGGCAGGGGCCGCCCAGATTGTCACCGATGCCACGGGTGGTTCCATCGCGGAGATGACGGCGCTGTTGGGCAGTATCGAAGGCGTCCAGGCGATCCTCGGCATTACGGGTGATAACGCCGAAGCCTTCGCACAGAACGTGAAGAACATGGGCGAGGCTGGGGGTGCGGCGCAAAAAGCCTTTGAGGAAATGGAAAAAAGCACCAGCCGCCAATTCGAGAAGATGACCAACAAGATGAAGGCCACCGGCATTGAACTCGGCACCAAGCTGCTGCCCCATGTCAACAACCTGCTGGATGCCATCAACAACATGAATCCGAAGTTGCAGGACAACATCATTAAGTTTGGCGCACTGGTGGGCGTGCTGGGCATCGCCTCGGTTGTGTTGCCGCCTATCGTCACATCCTTTCAACTGTTGCTGAAGACCATGCTGCTACTGAAAGCCAAGGCGCTACCCCAGATCATCGCCATGTTTTCTGCCATGTCCGTACCGCTGGCGCTCATTGCCCTGAAGGTGATGGCGGTGGTGGCCGCAGTCGGGGCGTTAGCCTTCATCGTGGCTAAGGCAGGGGAAGCCATGGGGTTATGGGATGACCAAACCAAGAAGCTGGGCGATGCCTTCGACATGCTGGGCAGCACCGTGCAGGACATGAAGCAGGGCATCACGCAAAACTTCACCGACATGATCGGCATCACGGATTCAGCCAGCCACGCTTACGGCAACCTTGGGCAAGAAATGATCGATCTTGCCAATGTGTCGGCGACGGTCACAGAAACGGCGATGGGTGAAACGGATGCAACCCGTGAGCTAGTGCAGGCACAGGTGGCCCAGGAAGAAGCAGCGCAAGCGGCGGCAGTTGCCGAGCAAGAACTGGCCGCAGCAGAAGCCGCCCGCACTGACGCCATCGGCGCGGCGCAGTCTGCCCTGGAACAACTGAATATTGAAACTGACCTGAGTGAGCGCCTGACGAACTCGCTCGCGAAGGCCACATTGCCGACGCTGAACGAACAGTTCAACATCGTTTATGACGGCCTGGTGGCCCAGGGCATGGCGGCCAAAGAAGCGGCAGATCTTGTGGCGCAGCTACGAGCCGAACATGACGGCCTTGCAGATTCCATCCATTACTCCACCATTGGAACTGACCAGTATTCATACGTGGTCGAAGCGCTTGATGGTGAGATCCACCAGGTTAAACGCACGGTTGAAAAGACCGACCGATCCGTGAGGCGGTACGCGGGCGGGTTATCCGAAGCCGAGAAAGCCACCCGACGCCTGAACGCAGTCACAGGGGATGTGCAATCGGCGCTGGAATCCATTGGGCTGGAAGCGGAGGTTCTGGAGAAGGCGTACCAGGAATTAGCGGACATCGGCATCAAGCAAGCCGCTGAAGGGTTTGACCTGTTAGAGGAAAAAATCCGCGCCTGGGGTGAAGAATCCGGCAAGAGTGTGGATGGGTTTATTGCCAAGCTTGGAGACTTAAAGACGGCGAATGATGAAGTGATTGCCAGCCAGGAGCGGCAAGCTGAAGCCACCAAAGTCGCGGCCCAGGCCCAGCGGGATGCCGAACGTGCTGTTGCAACAGCGGCACAGCAAACCCACCAGGCAGCCACGGCAGCG